ATCTTCAATCGGTAATTTTTTAAAATCATTTCTAAATTTATCGATGAACTTGTGAAGATCCTCTTGTGATCTATTCATTATAATATCAATTGCCTCTTTAATTTTCGTGCGACAAGCAGAGGGAGTTGAAGATTTAACTGCTTCAAGACCCATGATCTTGAGTTTGGGTTTAGCGTATGCAACACCTTCACTATCATAGACATTTAAAATGTATCGTTTCTTTGCAGTCCAGATTGCTTTATCTGCTAATGACTCGCGCTTCATTTCCATACGCTGTTGATATGCATTGACATATTGCCTTAATTCTTCATACGAGTCGTCGATATATGGTTGAATCTTTTCTTCGCAAATTTTATTCATGAATCGAATAACTTTTTTATTGTCATTCGTATCTTTGAAAAATTTGTTTACGAGCGGTCCAAGATTTAAATAAATTGAATCCGTGTCAGAGGCAATAACATAATCTTCGTTACCAGTTTTAAGAAGAAGATTCATATATTTGTTGATCTTTTGCTCAATCCAACGAATAGACAACTGACCTGCTGTGGTAATTCCTTCAGCAATACGAGTATCGAAGAAACGAAAGTATTGATTGCCTAGTGCGCCGTAAGCAGAATTTAATGTGACTTTTTTTGCCAACTGCAAATTATTGTATCGCGCGACTTGTTTCTCAAGATATTCAATTTGATTTTTATCTTCAAGGACAGTCTCGATTTTTTTCTTCGCCTCAATCGCTAATTTCTTATAACGTGTACGATCCTTGTACATATTATCCATAATCTCAGGCATAACACCCTGTTCATTAATACAAAACATTTGTCCATTAGGTGTAATCGTAACGCCCATTTTTTTAAGTTCACTGGTGTCGATTTGTTGACTTAATAGCGTGTCAACGTTGATTCGTTTATTGCCAATAAAATGTTTCATTGAATCAGTGTATTTCGATGGCTCAATCAAAGTCTCCATTGAAATATTGTACTGCATAATTAAGTGTGGATACAGACTGTTAAGATCAAACGAAGCAACCCATTGATGCATTCCAAGAATCGGATCCTTGACATATGCGCCTTCGAATGCAGTTTTCTTATCACCTTTTTTCATTTGTGGGATTACGATATTCTTTCGTTTGAGATAATTATACACTATCGTATCCCACATACGAACTTGCGTAAACACATCATCGTAGTTGACTTTGTTGTCATATGCAAGAGTCAGCGCCAACTCAATCAACTTCATCTTATCTTCAAGTTTCTCAACGAGTTCCACGTCTTTGATGTTATACTCAATAAACTTTTGATGGTCGTGCTTGTAAAGTTGATACAGAGTTTCATATTCACTAAAGTCGAGTTTCTTTTCATTTAACTCAATATGAGCGATATTGTCAAGTTTATAAGATTCGCGTTGTGTGTATGTAAATTTTCGATATAACTCAAGATAATCTAGAGTTGCAACACCAACAATATCATAGATGATATGTTGACGATTCATGAAATATATTTCGCGTTTAGTCAAATAATTCCATGGAGATAATTTCTTCGCCTCGGGTTCACCGAAGAGTTTAACAATACGATTAATAAGATATGGAATATCGAATGTTTTAATATTCCAACCTGAGATTACATCAGGATGAAATCGACACCAGAAGTCAAGAAATCTTCGTAATAGATCTAACTCATCGCGACATTGTGCATAGTGCACGTCATCACGATGTTTAACATAATCGCCGATACCAAATACGAAATAATTGCCCTTGAGTTTAAGTGTAATGGCTGTAATTGATTCGTTAGCATTTTTAGGTTCTGGGAATCCATTCTCAGAGCCAACTTCAATGTCAAGATATGCAATGCTGACTTTGTTAATATCCCAAAGAATATCATCAGAATAACAATCGGCAATATACGCATACTCAAATCGATTATTGCCAAACACTGGGAAATTATCTACGTTCTCATATCTCTTTAAGAAATCACGACACTCTGGAATATTGCCTGGTTGAATTGATTTTACGCACTCGCCATCTAGAGTTTGCGTATCAGTTTTGTCTTGGCTTAAAAGATAAAATGTGGGGCGATACTCGATCTTTCGTCGAACACGCTTGTCGTTCTCTATGCCTCTGTAAAGTATGTACCTTCCAGAAACAGAAACATTAGTATAAAAATCTGACATGCTATCCCGTAATTAATTGCTTGGGAGGAACAACGATACCTGCTCCATATATTTGATTATAACCGTTTTTAATCTCTTCAGCAACTTCTGCGACGACAAGAATATTATTTTTGTTCACAGTAAACGGAGGATTGCTTGATTGCATCCAGGGCATAAAACCTAGAATTGGTGCGCCATCTTTGCCACGTTGAAGAACGCAAGAAACTGGATTTGTAAATGTTATTGATGACTCATTGTCATCTGTAATTTCTACTACTAATTCCTCGCCATTTACGAGTTTGATTGCTTTGATGTTTGCCATTTGTTTTTACCCTTGTATAACTGTTAATAATATCTTTTTGCTTTAGACTTTGCGGTATACCATTTTTATAAAACACATCACCGCTCAAAGTCCAAACATCTCTACCAACTTTTAATGCCCACCCATTAAATTCATTTATCTCAATTTTTTTAGAGATAAAGAAATCGCGGAGTTCTGTTAATGAGTGCATTACTCTTCGCCACCAATTTCTGCTGATTGGCGTTTGAGTTTAAACCCAACATGATTAGCATGTGCTTTGATAAACTGATTCTTTATTGCATTACGAGAATGCTTATCGCCAGTCCAGCCATTGACCTGACCCATAATAAGCATGCGCTTAATAGAGCGCGGAAGTTTAGCGTCAAAAAAATCTGATCTATTTGCCATTATTTTTTTACTCCATAAAAATATAAATCTTTCGAAACTAATTCTAAAAAGAACTCATGCGGTTCAAACATTTTCGTTAAATCAAATGCATTTTCAAAATCTATAGCATTTAAGTTTCTATAATAATCACCCCAACCGATTTCAACTGTTAGTCTAGAAGCCCACGCTTGAGTTCTATTAGTTCCATGTTCAGGTCGACCATCTGTGGCGCATGTAAATATAACAACACCACCTGGTTTACACATTCTATGCATGTTGTTAAATGTTTCTAACCAAAATGGGTTATGTTCAAAACACTCTGATGAAACAACTGTATCAAACGAATTATCTGGAGCATCGTACACATGTCCGCTACTAACAACATCTACACATGGACCTGGTCCTACATCGATTCCAGTATACTCACAATTTTCAAATAAAATACGAATAGTTCCATTTATATCCAAACTACCAACTTCAAGAACTTTACATTCTTTAAATGAGTTAGGAAATTTATCTTTCATTCTAATCAGAAAGTTTGTCTGTGACTCATGCATTATTTTAATCCCTCTAATTTTTGAATTTCCCCAGATAAATCGATTGTTAACTGATCATAAAATCGTTTAGCAGCTTGAATAGTCTCTGGTGTTGCATTATTATGATGTATTCCACGATCCATTGCTTTATCAGATTGAGTTAATCTTCTTTTTATCTGTGTTTTTCTCTTTATAAAAGTTTGAGTAAGTGGAGATAAATTTAAATGTAAGATGGCTAAATCTCCATTGTATTTACTCACATCCCAAAAGTGCCTGCCTACGCTATAAACAGATTTGGTCAAATAATCTAATGCATAATTATGAATACTTCTCATCCATCTAGTGTTTAACAATACACCTGCAGGTTTTGTTTTATTAAACAAATCAATACTAGTTCCATGGTGTGGATGAGGAAAATCATTTTTATAGTGCACGCCATGATGGCGTTGCTCCAGTAATGGAACATTCGGATCTGGCTCAATATTCTCATGCTCTGGCAGATCATTCATCAAATGGCAAGGAATTAGCACTTGTTTATTAGTTTTAAAGATATCTAAACTGTTTAAATTTCCGATAATAAATTCTGTGGCGTTTAGTGTTGTTATCCAACTACCAGGAAATTCGCTTAACAAATCCTTTTCAATTTTAATTAACAATACATCCCAAAGAAAATTACTTACTTCTGTCTGAGATACTTTATAGTATCTCCAATGTGGAGCAAATTTTTTGTATAGTTCATATGTGTTATCAGATTCTTCGCCCCATCCGAAGTCCACTATTACACCGAAATCGAATTTCTTAACAGTGTGAGGAAACCACCATTGTAGTAAATAGTGTTCTGTGTCAGTGCTTAATACTACGATCTTCATACATATCTCTAGTTAATACTTGTTCACATTTATTCCAAAATCTTTCTTCTTGACCTGGCATTCGAATTTGAAAATTGTGCCAGAACAACTCACCTTGTTCTTCGCTGCCATATGTTGTTCCCATTCCATATTTTGGCATGCCATCAGCAAGATTCCAATATGGCGGCTGTTCTTTTTCCCAATCATATCGTTGTGGTGGAGCATCAAATTTTAATGGCATAATCTTAACTACATTTACACCTAAATTTTCAGCAGCCCATGTATATTCTTCAAGAACATCAGATCTAAAAGTTTCTAGTGCAGAAGGCGCACCAATTTTAATAAAAGTATTTTTACTTATCGCAGCAGCAGAGGGCGCAGCGAACACATGCTGATTATTGTTTAAATGATTTGTTCGTTGCGCGTTTCCGATTAAATTTCCATCAAGTGCACTCTTGGCATAAATTTCAAAAGCATTCTTGCTTAGTGGTATACAATCTATGTCTAAGACAATTACAACTTCATGTTCTAACTTCTTTTCTATGGTTTGTTTTTTAAGTGCACCTGCCATTACACCATTCAATCCCCAAAAATAATCTAGAAATACACCATGTTTTGTGTTTATGTCAACAAAAAATTGATAGTGATGATAGTTTTGTGGATTAAACTTTTGTACAACCTCTCGTTGCATCTCTATAGTTTTTCGATTAATATTTGGCATAGAAACCGATACTATGCATGCATTTATTTTTTCCAAGGTAGTTCTCCATTATAACGCTGAAGCATCGTTCGATTTCCTTGTAAAAAGAACTCAGCTTTAACTGAGATTTCTGTGCTTCCGACTCTATATTTTACCGTATAATCGTTGTTTGTGTCAAACTTTAAGTTATTTTTATCGTGCATTAAGACAGTAGTCAATGCACGATCAACTTCCATCATACCTTGTGGTGGGCGTGCTTGTCGATACCAGATTGGCGCAAGATTTACTGCTAGTTCTCTTCGAATAAAAAAACAATTCACGTCTACGAAATGGTCGTTTAAAACGGATTTGTATTTGCCAAGACTTTCGCAGTCATCATTACATATAAACTTACCTTCATCGTCAACTATCTGACGCAAAGAATATGCCCAATCTAAATTTTTTTCTTTCGTAATATTTACAAGACTTTGAATGTGGTTAGATGTTAACTCATTATCATCATCTAACCAAATAACATAATCTCCATTAGCAAGGAAATTAAATGCACCATAGATACGATGACCATTAAATCTGTTTTTACCAGTCGCATAAGGCAACACTAGCACATGTTCATTGCTACTCGGTCCACGTTCTGCGCCTTCAGGAAAACCTAATCCATGAAGAATAGAATTAGTTGTACCCCATCGTTCTTCGCCATCTACAACTACAATATGTTCAATGTTTTTATAAGTTTGATTACGCACTGATTTAATACAATCAGCAAGTCTAGCATTACCAGTTGTTGCTGTAATCACAGATACTTTCATAAGCCACTTCTTTTTTTACAAAATTCTACTACGTCAGGATCATTTTTTTGTTGTTCGTATGGCGCATACAATGCACGATATCGCGTCTCAGCTTTACTATTTATGTACGAAAGATAGTATGTCGCTAGACTTCTACGAGAAATATTTTCTGGGCAAGTTAATTCTTGCGGTAAACCATGCCAAGAATTTTGAGTAGTGTCAAAAAGAACAGCGCGATTAAATTTATTTTCTATCCTAGTCACACATTCTTTCGGCTGTTCTTTCTCTTTGTCGTGACTCCAAAATTCTAAACCACCACCCCAAGAAGAATCCCACTCAGGCGTCATGTAAATAATTAGATTGTAATTTCTCATCAAGTGTAACTTAGGATGTAAAGAATAATCTTTATGAATATTTAATTTACCATTTCGACTATGCGAGTGCATCCCACCACCATGTAAACCATAATCTGGTATAATGATAGATGCACCAGTAACTTGACTTATCAATGCTGCGAACTCTTGACTGCAGAGATAAAACAATGCAGAGTAAATTGGCATAGGGAATTTATCCCAATGCGAGCATGCTTTTTTCTTTTCTACTGGATTATCATAAGAAACAGTCCAAGCAGAATCATTGTGTGCTGGAAAACTGCTTGCTATAGCAGCAGCAGTTTCATTAGTAAAAAAATTATCAATAACTACATGACTAAAAGGTTCTGCGGTTCTAAATTTGCTCCGCAGAGAAACATGGTCTATCTGATTTATCATTATTAATCCCAAAGATTTTCATAGTATTTGCCAAATAAACGGAAGGCATTCTTCTTGCGAGTATGGTATGCTCTCATCTTCTCAGTATCATAAACACCCTGACGAACACAAATCATTTCTCTATAATCTTTGCCTTCTACTTTCTTATAAATGTACTTCGGCTTCTTGATGCAAAAATCAGGATCGCGATTTTTAGCAAGTTCACCGAATGCCCAGATCATTTCTGCAAGAATCCAGTCCCAACGCTTGAAGTGAAACTCATCAACGTCCCACTCATACTTCTTAGGTCT